ACTGAGGAATAATTAATGGCTGATGTAAAAAATTTATTACTGGCAACAGCAGGTAATGCAGGTGGCCCAGGACTTGATGTAGACGAAGTGTTTGCCACTACTAGATACACAGGAACTAGTGGCAACCACGACATAGTTAATGGATTAGATTTATCTACGGAAGGTGGTTGGCTTTGGTTTAAGAGAACAAACGGTAATAACGATCATTTTACCGTAGATAATGTAAATGGCTTAAATAAGTACCTTGTTCCAAACTCAAGTGGAACAGGGAGTACACATACAAGTGTTAGCTATAATAATAATGGCTTTTCATTAAGTAGTAATTTAGGAGATAATAACGAATCTGGCGGTCTTTATATAAACTACAGCTTTAGACGTGCACCTAAATTTTTTGACATTGTTTCATATACTGGAAATGATACAAATAGAACTATAGCTCATAATTTAGGTTCAGTTCCAGGCATGATTATAATTAAAAAAACTACTGCTGCAGGGGATTGGGGTGTTTATCATAGGGAAATGGCACGTAATTCTGAGGATAGTACTGCACCAGAACAAGTTTATGTTGTGTTACAAAAAACTGATAAGCGAGAAGATCAAGATACTTGGTGGAATGATACTGCCCCTACCGCTTCAGCTTTTAGTCTTGGTTCTAGATCTGATATTAATCAAAATGGACAAAGTTTTGTAGCTTATTTATTTGCTCACCACAATAATGATGGTGAGTTTGGTGAAACTGGTGATAAAGATATTATTAAATGTGGTGGTTATACTGGTGGGGGTAGTAGTAATTTAGTTGAGGTAGATGTTGGATTTGAACCTCAATGGCTTATGATTAAACGTGTTGATGATAACGAGGATTGGATTATTTTAGATTCAATAAGAGGAATAAATGCTTTAAAAGACAACCATAGTAGTGTAGCATTACGTCCTAATCAGAGTAGTAACGACAGTCAAGAATTTGCTCAAGCAACAGGAACAGGCTTTAAATGTCAAACAGGTAATGCAAAAATAAATGCTAGTAATGGTGAATATATTTATGTAGCAATACGTAAAGGTTCACTAAATAAACCTACGGATGCTACTAAAGTTTTTGCAATAGATCAAGGTGATGCATCTAATACTGCTCCGCAATTAGTTTCTGGTTTTCCTGTTGATTTAGGTATTTTTAAAAATATAGGTAATAGTGATAGTTGGGTTTTGTCCTCAAGAAAATCACAACCTAGAATTTTAAATTTAGAAGAGGTAGATCAACCAGGTTCTAATTCTGTTTATAGTTTTGATTTTAATAATGGTTGGTTGGCTACAACTTTAGGAACTGCTTGGTACTCATGGATGTGGAAGCATGCACCTTCATATTTTGATGAACTTGTTTGGACAGGGACAGGATCAACATTAAATTTAAAACACAGCCTTGGCGTTAAACCTGAAGCAATTTTAATTAAACAAAGAATAGGAAGCACAGGTTGGATTTGGTGGTTTGATGCTTTTGGAAATAATCAAACTTTTGCTCGTGGTGATCTAGGTAATCAAACTTTTACAAATACAAGTTACTTGAATGATACTGCACCAACTGCT